TACTTTTTTGTTAAGTCTTCTGTTAAAATCTTCTTTTTATTACCTGCCATGTCCTTAAATATTTCTAAATAAGAATCTCTTGGTTTATATTTTCTAACCGAACCTTCTTTAGATTTTAAAGTTTTAATTCCCAATGGGTCTCTACCACCAATGTGGTCATCCTTACCATATCTAACAGGGTCTTTTGGTCTACCAATCCCATCTTCTTCCAATTCCGATTTTAATCTATCTAATTCTTCTTCAACATTAGTTGGGCCTTCGGTTCCGGTTTCTTTTGCCGGGTCCATACCCTGTGTTTCGATTGAAGTTAAACGGAAAGCTTGTTTAGTATCTTCCAATACTTGCAATGCCATTGTATCTTGCTCATCCTTAGCCATATTAAGAATAGTTTCATACATCCACTCTTTCGATACCATTTTAGTTTGTTGCATTTGTTGAATCAAAGCAACCTTTGATGTATATAACTCAACCTTTTCTTGTTCATATATTTTCGATGGTATTGTAAGTTCTAATGTAAAACTGGTTAATCTATCATCTTCAATTCCCTGTGCATATAAGTGAACAATTGCAATTTTAGTTAATTCGGATATGATTACTCTTTGAACTCTTTCGATTGTTTTTGCAAAACGGATATCCATTGCTGCAAGAGTTGCTTTACCATTTGTATCTTCTTCATATCCCATATATGCTTTTGGAATCTTTAATGCTGCCATTAACTTACCTTTTAAGTAGTTAATATCATCAATCATATTATATTCCAACCCTTTTAAAGTATCAATTGAAGTTCCATTATCACTACCACGAACCGGCATATAATAATCTTCAATTAAATTTTGCATATTATATTTTAAGTTATACTCACCAGTTCTTTCATCAACGAAAGGAACTTTTTTAGATGAGTTGATAATCTTTTGCATGTAGTTATCCACTTCGTTTGGTGGAATATTACCAACATCCACTTTAAAGATTCTCTTTTCAGGAGCTCTCATTACTCTATGGATTAACATTGCATCTTCCATTAATTGTAATTGTTTCCAAACTCTTCTTGCACCCTCTATCATAGATTTTCCGTAAGGTAAAAAGTTTGAATCACCATTTAATCTAAAATGTGCAATTTCATAATTCTCATATTCTTTCTTTGCAGTTTGGCCGACGGCTTGATATGGATTTTGATATGGTGCGTATATAAATTTAACTCTCTGTGGATTTTCTACATCAAATCCTTCAATTCTACTCATTTCGTAAGTAGATAAAGGAACGACATTTACTACACCCAAACTTTCCGCCATTTCTAATTGTAAATAGAAATCACCATATTTAACTAAATTTCTAGTCCATGGCCATAAATTAAATTCAACATTTAAAATATCATAGAATAGATTTTCTAATATTTGTTTTATATTATCATCGTCATGATGTATTTTCAAAACACTTCCGAATTCGTTTCTTGCCGTAGTTTCATCAGCATATACATCCAATGCGGATGATAGAATCGGGTCCATATCCATTGAATCGTAGTCTCTAAATAAGTCAATTCTAACTTGTTGGTATGCTAATGAAGATTCTATTTGACCTGTTCCGTAGTTTGAAACTTTTAATTTCATAAAACGGTCAACTAGATTCGTAGTCATATTTTGATACTCATCGGTATCAACGACTTTTACACCATCTGCTGTTTTACGAACTATGGTATTTGTTGAAAATAATTTTTGTAACCTGCTAAATATTGATTTATCTGCCATTTTTATATAATTCTATTTTTCTAAATATATGATAATTTTTTGGATTTACCAAATATTACCACTTTCTACAACTCCAATATCTTGCCTTATGTCTTGGTCCTGGACTATCACAATTATGTCTTGCTCTAAAACTTCTTCTTCTATCAGGATTATTCTTTTTTATTTTTACTCCCTTTTGTCCGAAGTTTACTTTAACAACATTACCAGATGGATTCTTTACATAAACTTTAAATTTCTTAACATCACCGGCCATTGGTTTTCCTAACTGAACATCTCTACCTTGATATTCTGCTTCATGCATACAAGGACAAGTTGCTTCATTTAAATCTTTTGAATATGTTCTCATAAAAGAAATAAAATCTTCCATATCCTCATCTTCTACATCATATTCTTCTGGTTCAACTAATCCGTAGTTTACATCATCATCACTATCGATATCCTCTTTTACAGGAACGCAATTTGGAACTTCTTTTCCGTTTTTATTTTTAGTTCCCACCATTTCGTATCCTTTCCAACAAGGATTTTCCATTTCTTTCAATGGTATTAAATTTACTAATCTCATATTATAATAGTTTCAACATATAAATATAAAAAAATTACTTAAGTAACCAAGTTAAGTTTTCAGTATCACCTCTACCTACATTCATTTCATATGGGTTTTGTTTTAGATGCGTATGCGCAGTATATACACTTTCATATTTATTGACATGAGATGCATTTAACATTGTTCTTGTCAAATCTATACCCTCTTGTCTCAAACGAAGTGCTGTATTACGAACCCATAGTCCGATTGCAAGTGCCATAATCAAATCATCATTATATCCTTTCATTGCTTCTGCTCTACCACCACTCCAAATAAATGTAAACATTTCATCTATAAGTCTAGATGAACGAATCAATATATCCTTATCAGTCATATATGTGTCCAATGCTGAAATAATTAAAGGACGAGTTTTAGATGTTGTAGAAAATCCTGCAACCATTTGTTTTTCGTCTCTATAATATTTGTTTGATATTTGTCTTTCAGTATCAATGTATTTCAAATCATTACTCATATAGAATAGATTTTGATACCCTCTATCTATTACTTGTTGAATACATGCCCAACCTACGTTTGAGTTTTCAATTACTAAAAGTGCGTTATTATATTCAGTTGCTAACGAAGTTAAGAAGTTTCCAAAATCTTTTGTATCAATTTTACCTCTATATTCCGCAACTTGCGAAGAATCTTCGATATCAATTACCTGTGCAGTAGAATAATCGGCTCCGTCACCTCTAGCGACATCGGCAGATACCATATAACTTCTATTATAATTTGGATGCTCCCATACCCATAGATTGCCATCAAATCCTCGTTTTTCAACAGGTTCCATTACATATGTATCTTTATACCATGTAAGTAATGCCGGTTCGATAACCGTATCACCGGAACCAACAAAGTCACAATCACATTCCTGCGCCGCACCTTTGACTCCTAAAATACGAGTTTGTTCATCTCTCCAACTTTGATTTCTTTCTGGGTGAACTGTCCAATGTAAATTAATACAATTAAATCCATTTGTTCCACTCTCACCATCTACCCACATTTTATGAAACCAGTTACCAATACCATTTGGAGTAGACAATACAATTGCCGAACCACCCGTTGAAAGGGTTGATTGTGCTGATAACCAAATTTCATCAATATCTCTAATAAATGCAGCCTCATCCACAACTAGCAATGACAATGCCTCCGAACGACCTGCGTCTGGAGAACTCGCGATTGCCTTTACTTGTGAACCATTTTTTAATTTAAGGGAAAGTTTATTATCTTCTGCTGCAGCCGTTCCACCATCTCTCAACCAAATAGGAAGTAAGTCGTGCATAACTCTTACCTTCTCTACCAGATTCTTAGCTACGGTCACTTTCGTTGCGATTACCAACGCATTGAAGTCCTGATTGAATATCATCTTCCATAAAATAAATCCTGCAGATAAGGTCGATAGACCCAACTGACGAGATTTAAGAATAATATTAAAACGATTTTCTTTAAAGTCTGTTAAACAATCTTCCTGGAAAGGATAAAGGTGAAAGGGTATTTTTCCTCTCACCGGATGCTGAATGACACAATACTTTTTCATAAAGTAAATTGGGTCTAACGCACACTTGCGATATTCTTCAGCAATTATCTCTTTTAATGATTTCTTAGGTTGCCCTTGAACTCCCATTATTTTTTCAATTTAATCTTCCAATACACACCACCACCGATGTATGGAGAAAGACTTCCGTTAGTTCCATCTGTTACTCTATTTGCAACACCTACACCAACTTGGTAAATTTTATCTTTTTTAGTTTTTACCAATAATCCACCACCAATATTTGAAACTACATCAGCTTTGTTAAATCCACCTGTAAAACCATAATATACTTGTGTCTTTGGTAATTCTTTAACAATCATAGTTTCTTTAATAGTTCTTTCTTTTACTTTAGCGTCGAACGTTCTACCCAATATTCTATTTTGTGAAATCGTATCAGTTACTGAAACTGTTCCTAATGAATCAGGCAATACCAATACATCTTTGTATAATACTTTTGAATAATAATCTTTTAATAAAGCCTGAGTATCTACGATTGCAGGAACTTGTACTTGTACTTCTTTTTCTACAATTGTTTCATGGTAAATATCAGAACCCTTTTTAGTTACTACTTTAGTTTTAACAACTTCAAATGTATCTATGTCATGTTTAATAACTTCATATTTTTTACCATCAATTCTAACCGTTCTACCTGGCATATGTCCACCTGGATTAAACCACTCTAATAAAATGATTGCAATTAAAACTGCGATTGCAATGTTCTTCAAATTCAATAATTTTTTCATAAATTTTATTTTTTAATTAATTCTGGATGATTTAACTCAACCAATTTTTCTTCTAATAACCTTTTTCTTTCTATTAATAATTCAATAGCAGTGTAAGCACTATCTATATCATTTTTTAAATCTTGTTTTACTTTTTCGATATCAACTTCCCATGTCCAAGTTTCCGTTCTACCATCTTCGGTAATCATTTCCATTTGTTTTTTGATACCACCCAAAGCTTCTTCATATCTATCTTTCAACTCTCTAACATAAGCAAGTTTGTTTCTTGTTATCTTATAATCTTCATAGAAAGGATATGTTCCATCTTCTTTTAATAACCTTTCTTGTTTTGCCAAACACGTTGTGCACATTCCAGTTTTTCTGATTAACTTTTTGTCTGCATAACTATATTTGTCGGTTTCACAATCTTCAACTGAACATGTACTCAACTTTTGTAAAAATTGTCTAACATCATCCATTTGAGTGACTGCGACTTTGAAACCTGCTTTTTGTTCCCACTCTTTACCATCTTTGTCAACCCATCTTTCACCCACTTCTCTTTTTTGTTCAACCTCACCTTCATAACCATGTACTCGTTGTGTGTTGTCCTCTCTACCAAAAACCGTGTCAATGATGAGTTTACGAGATTTGTGCATCCCTTTTGATTTCTCATCAAAACTTTTTCTTGTTGCCATATTTCTATACTTTTATAACTAATTGTCTATATTATATATATCAAAATTATTCGTAAAAAATACCTAATATTTGATTTAGTGGTGCAAAGGTGCCTGTAAGTTTGTAAGTTTTTCCATTATAAAAGAATACCAATCCTTCACTTGCAACGATTCTATCTATACCACCCAATGCATTTAATCTTGTCAATTCTTGTTTTAATTTTTGAACTTTTGACGGGTCTCCACCACTTCTAACTTGTGATGCAACCGATTTAAGTTTGTCTTTCATAGAACGAATTGCCTTATCAGGATGAACCGTTAATACTGAACTTACAAATTCCAATACATCCGCACCTACCCCTAAAAATAATTCTTCAAATGGTCTAATGTTATCTTTTTGTTGTTTTGCAACATTTACTTTATCGTTTTGAATTGCCCATTTCTGTAATTCTTCATTTGATATCGTATTTAATCTAAATCCTTTATCACCAAATGCCCACCTTCTAATCAATGCTTCTTTTGTAAGTTTATCGACTTTAATAGGTGCATTTGATGTAATCCACCAATCCCACCAACTTTGATGATAGTCTGCAACATTATCCGAATCTTTTAAACCAAACTCATTTTGTAATTTATTTAATTTAGAAATGTATTTACTTTGTTTAGAACTTAAACTATCATTCTTTGGTATAGTTGTGATTGGAGGGCCTTGTATTGTATATTTTGATTGAACGTCTGCATTAATTTGTTTAATCATTCCTGCTAATATATTTTCTGCACCATCAACTTGTCCGATTGCGGTTCCACTTTCATTATACTGAATACAATTGTGAAATACTAATAAAGCTTGTCCATAAGGTATTACATTAACCGATGTTGGCCATATAACTTCAATGTTCATAAAGTTTTTACCTTCGTCAAATATTTTTTCTCTTTGCTTTTGAGATAGAGATGATATCGCTGCTGATAAATCTCTCATAGCAAAGTTATATGCATCTGTTAATCCACCTCTTCCGGCAAATTTACTTGCAACACCCTCAATACCCAATGCATTTGCACCGGCGTTTTGTAAATGTGATTTATTTCTTGCTGCAATTAATCTACCATTTTTCCAACTTATTGCTAATGCCTGTCCATCTGTTTTTTCTCTAACAACTCCCAATTCACCATTTAGTGCATTAGTAATTATATTTTTTAAATCTCCGAAAGTTAAATCCATATCATCAAATGGATGGCTCATATGTCCATATGCACCACCTTCTAATAATAAACTTTCATTTAGATTGGGTTGAATATTTAACTCCTTCTCCATTTGAGTTATTTCATCGTATCCCATATTACGAAGTGCTCTTGCAACTGCGTTTGGATTATTTTGATTTGGTTTACCAAAAAGATATGCATTAATTCTTTTTCTGAATTTTGAATCTCTATATAATTTTATAACATTCATAAAATGGACATCTTTATTACCCATCTCATAAATATTTTGGCCTTTTTGTCCTAATCTAAAAGTGGTTGCTTTTTTACCATTTATAGTAGGCATTCCGTAATCATCCTTTCCAATATCTTTAACTTGTACTTTTTTGTTTTTGAATTTACCCATCAAAACGGTATCACCTTTATCAACATCTATATTGATATCTTCGTTATAGATTTGCTTATTAATTCTACCATACTCTCTCATTAAGATTCCTGCAACAGCATGTGCTTGATTTTCTATTGGAGAACCATCCGCACCATCTTTAACTTCATCTTTTACAAATCCCAATTCATCTTGTTTTCTATGAACCATCTCATGTGCAAGTGTTCTTAATATATCCGCCGTTAATCTACCATCTACTACAACAAATATTTCTTTTGAACCACGATTGTATCCACCTAATGCAGATTTTGTATTTGCAAATTCTTTACCAGTAATTAAACTAATTTTAGGTTGTTCTTTTAATTTTAATCTTTTAGTTGCAAACTCTACAAAGTTTTGAATTGATTGTTGTTTTGTTTCTGAAAGATTTTCTCTCAATAAATCTGCTGCGTCGTTTTT